TGGTATAGCCATTCGACAGCCAGAAAATATAGACGATGCCGTTATAGAGCGCCCAGCATCCGTACTCAGTGCCGACACCAGGTTCAACGCTGTAGGCAAGTTTGCCTTTCACGTCTTTGCATGGTTCGTCAGTCAATACGAACGGCGCACCCAGCTGGTTAGTGGCTTCAGCAACAGTGGCAGACGCTGCCATCGATGCGACTATTAAAAGCATGATCGTGAATGCAAAAACACAGAGCAATTGGCGCATAGTTTCACCTATAAAAAAAGGACGGCGTTTAAGCCGTCCCTGTCATTAAGCAGTCAGTTTACGTTTACGTGACTGTTCCCATTCCGCGACAGCATCAACAGGGTACATCACTTTTCCACCGATTTTGATGTAGTCCGGTCCCTGACCGATACTGCGCCAGTTCGCCAGAGTGCGTACAGTTATCGCGTTTCCGTAGCGGCTTGCGACCTGCTGCGGCGTATAAAACTCATTCGTTTTATCTGTTGTCATAGTCAGCACCACAATCAAAATGTTTCAGTAGTAGGCGCAGAAACGCTATTAACCTGGCTATTCAGATTGGCGATAACATCAGGCGCAGCTGCACTGGTGCGCTGATTTTCACGTTGTTCATCATAGGCGACGGCGGCAGTCTTTAATGTTTCGAGAAACTCCCGACCCAAGGCGCTGCGAATTTTCGCTGGCGTAGCAGTCCAAGCCGTCTGCAAAGCATGTAGACCGGATTCCGTAATCGTCTGCAATGTGTTCCGTGCCTTTTCCACATCCGGCTGCAACTGAGTGCCACCGTCGACCCACTTTCGCAGCGTAATGCCATCCTGAGACGTTAGGTATCCGTTCCCACGACCTAAAATTGATTCGAGTTCATCAGGGCACTTTAGAACTGACTGCGTCTTGCCAGCGTCGTGCATCATTAATGATGCAGTCATCTCGAACATGAAGTTTTTTTCTTGTATGGGCTGGATGCCAAGCGGTCTGGGGTTTCGTGGATCACTGAAATCAACTTTTTCTCTGGCGCGAATACATGCAATGATGTGCATGTCTGACTGCAGCAGAATGTTCATAAAGACTTTGTGTTCTGCCTTCGCTTTTTTCCAGTCAGCCATGCGCGAATTAGTATTCGACGCGATTTCCTCACAGCCGCCTGCGCCTTCCCATTCATGCGTGACCGAATCGATAACCAGAACTTCGACACCGGATGCTTGAAATTCCTTGATTGCATCGGCGTACCTGCGCGGACTGAACGGCGCATACAGGTCGCCGATTAGAAACGGCGCTGGCAGGCTGTCTGCATACAGGCTACCGCGTCTGTTTTCAGTGTCGAGAAATCCGACTTTTTTAGCGTTATTGTTCGCCAGTCCATAGGCCAGCTGCAGTGCTGTGTATGTCTTGCCACTGCCGGATACACCAGCCAGTCCGATTACGAGTCGTGCGCCTTCGCGTTTTGCTTCCCTGATTTGTATGATTGACATTATTTGTCCATAGTAATGTTAAGTGAGGTAAAAGCGATCTTTCTCATATCGCTTAGATGATTTTGCACAGATGCTAATTGACCGGCGCTACCGCTACCTTCTGATGGTCGTAAACCAGCAGACCAGAGTTCATCGATCAGTGATTGCGCCTCTTGATGACTAAGAACGAGAGCAGGAAAAATTAGAGAACCTGCGTCCTGTTCCTCAAAGACGATAGGTTTAGCAACAGAGATTGTTTCCCCATTAGGGATACCAAAGCGTAGAGCAATATCATTCGACCAGATTTGTCGTTCTGCTGATATCTTCAATCGTTCCATCACTCCCCCTTCTGATTATCGTTCGCAGCATTGAGAACCCAGACCGGCAAGCTGATCGGGAGAATTTCGGCAGAGTAGCCAGGCCAGACGTTACGGTTCATGCACTCTGCATAAGTCTGCAGGTTGCGCCGGTATTCACGGCGACCTAGTTCAAGCATGTCAGCATCGGCGTAGTAGAACGCACACGCATACGGCGGCTTCTTTTCAAACACGGCGAACATGAAAGCCTGCGCACTGTCTCCGGTCGCCGCTTTGATGCCGTCCAGATACCAAGCCGCCTGCACATGGTAACGCCAGCTGACGACCGAACGCTGGAACGCAGACAGACTGGCGTTCTCAGTCGATTTCACGTCAACGATACCGCTAGGCATCAGCCAGTCAGGACGTGCCTTGCACTGCACGCCGGTTTCTTTGTCTACCCAGTAGGCTGACTGTTCAGCGATACCGTTAGCGAACAGCACACGTGCAGCTGGATGGCTGCGAACCTGGTCGGCAATGGCTAGGCAGGCTTCGCAGTCATCTGCAGACAGGATGCGCTTACCGTCAGCCTGCAGAGCGAAGTTTTCCCACCAGTCGATAGCGTAGATAGTTTCGTCGCTAGGCTTCTTGGCGTTCCTCTGTGTCACGCTGGGGCGCTTTGGCGCGTTATCCGGCACGACGATGTATTCAGTATTGAATTTGTCCGGTTCCAGTACCGCGCTGTGAATGGCGGTTCCGATTGCCATTGCAGCAGTTTCTTCACGCGGCTGGCGCTTTGGATCGAGATAGGCTGCATAGTAATGCAGCGGTGATTGAGCGATTAAGTCTAGTCCAGACTTACTAATACCAGCACCGCCGTGGTATTCGGCATTACTAATGCCGTCGAATAGTCCTTGTTTCATTATTTCCCCTTTTTATACACGCCTTTACTTAGCGTGGACGGATTATGCACGGTAAAATACTTGCGGTGCAATACTTTTTTCAACATAATGCAAGTAATTACAGATACTTACCAAGATGAATACTGACCATTACAGACAAGTAATTACGTTGGCTGAGAACGCGGGACTGTCAGTGACAAAGTTGTGCCGCCTGGCTGGTGTTTCACCGGCAACGGTATCGCGCTGGCGGCTAGGCGAGACGCAGCCGTCATTCAGAATCTGGCAAAAAATCGAACAGGCGGCGAAAGATGGCGACACGAAAAAAGCAGTTTGACCTGCAGGAACGTGCGCAGTGCAGTGCCTGCGCATACTGGCAGCGCCTGCCACCAGAACGTGAGATGGACGACAACGCCGGTATGTGCCGTCGCTATCCGCCTGTCGTGCTGCTTGATGACAGTGAGCCGTTCACGATCTGGCCTATTACCGACGACGTGGACATGTGCGGCGAGTATTACGCAAGGTTGAACGCGTGAACCTGCGACCGTACCAGGCTGAAGCTGTCCAGGCGTTGCGCCAGTCCTATCTGAACGGCTGTCGTGCGCCGCTCTTCTGCCTGCCTACAGGCGGCGGTAAGACTTTCGTGTTCTCATACGTTGCGCAGAACGCCGTCAGCCGGAACAAAAGCGTCTGCGTCCTGGTACATCGGCGTGAACTGTTGCTGCAGGCCAGTCGGTCACTACTGTCGATGGGCGTGTCACACGGCATTATCGCGCCAGGCTACAACAGAACTACGCACGCAGTGCAGGTCGCCAGTATTCAGACATTGGCGCGACGTATAAGGCAGGACCGGCTGAAGTTCGACCTGCTGATCGTAGACGAAGCGCATCACGCAGCTGCAGGCACTTGGCAGACGATCAGAGACGCGTTCCCATTGGCGAAACTACTGGGTGTTACAGCAACGCCAGTCCGAAGCGATGGCAAAGGGCTGGACAGCGTATTCGATGCGCTGATTATCGGTCCGTCAGTCGCTGAATTGATTGCTGGCGGTCACCTGGTGCAGCCGGTCGTCTATGCACCGCCGGTACAGTTCAATCTTGACGGCGTTCGCAAGCGTGGCGGAGACTTCGATCAGCGTGACCTGTCAGACAAAATGGACAAGCCGACAATTACCGGCGACGTGATCGGACACTACCGAAAGCTATGCAACGGTAAGCCTGCCATTGCGTTCTGTTCCAGCGTTGCACACGCCGAACATGTTGCAGCTGAATTCTGTGCTGCAGGGTTCCGTGCGAAGTCCGTAGACGGCGCTACAGCACCGGCTGAACGTGCTGCTGCCATCGATGCGCTAGGACGCGGCGAATTACATGTCTTGACCAGCTGCGACATTATCAGCGAAGGCACAGACGTACCGGCAGTCTCTGCTGCGATCCTGCTGCGTCCGACTATGTCACTGGGGCTATATATCCAGCAAGTCGGTCGCGCACTACGGCCAGCACCAGGCAAAGACCGCGCAATCATTCTCGACCATGTCGGCAACGTATTGCGGCACGGTATGCCGGACGACGACCGCGAATGGACGCTGGAAGGTACAGCACGCGGCGGCGGCAAGGCAGAAAACGACAACGTGCCTGCAGTCCGCCAGTGCGTCAAGTGTTACGCCTGCTATAAGCCTGCGCCTGCTTGTCCACAGTGCGGACATATTCAAGAAATCAGAACACGCCAGATTGCTGAACAAAGCGGCGAACTAAAAGAGATCACCGCAGAGCAAGCCGAAGCCATGCGGCGCGAAAGAAAGAAAGAAATAGGCAGCGCCAGGACAATCGAAGCACTTGAAGAAGTCGCAAAGCGTAGAGGTTATAAACCTGGCTGGGCGCGGTTCGTTTTGAAGTCACGCGAGGGGCGTAGATATGGCTGAAGATCGTGAGGCATTGAAACAGAAGCTGCGTTCCGAAGCACCAGAACTGGCTGCATTCGTTGATTCATGCCGACGTGTATTCGGTGAAATAAAAATCACCTACTTGAAAATAGGTGAGGTAGAATTCGGTGAGAAAAGTAAGAGTATTCCAGTTCGACCGACAGACACAACGCCGGTCAGCCAGCTGCAGAATGAATGGTACGAAAGAATCGGCAGGCGCGCTGCTGGAGGTCGCGCCAGGAAGTAAAGCACTAACGTAACACCAGCAGCGCAGAGTCGGTTCCTTCACAGGCATACTCTCCACCGAATGACTGCGCCGACTTGCCGCCGATAGCGGCTATTTTTTACTACATAAGGGGAAGAAAATGTCAGACGAACTAATCCTAAAAGTCACTCCGGCGGAATTCCAGGCGATCATGATAGCGCTGTCGAAATTTCCGTTCGATCAAGTCGCAGCAATCATTCAAAATCTGCAGCAGCAAGCATCTAATCAGGGGGATAAATAATGGCATCACGCAAAATCAAAGACCTGGCCGTCAAGACCGGCAGCTATACAGACCGCAATGGCGAGACGAAGAACCGCTATGAGAATATCGGTTCGCTGATGGACGGCGATAACGGCATGTACATAATGCTGAAGCGCACGTTTAATCCGGCAGGCATCGCAGTCGAAAACGGACGCGACAGCATCTTAATCAGTGCGTTCGATCCGAAGCCAGCTGACGGTCAGCCTGCACAGCAACAATCATCACCGCGCCAGCAAGCAGCAGCACCGGCAGACGACGATATCCCATTCTGATATGACGGCCAATCTACCGCGCCTGGTGGCGCTATCTGGGGCGGCTGGCAGTGGCAAAACGACTGCAGCCGATTATCTAATCGAGCATTACGGCTATACGCGTTTCAAGTTCGCAGGACCGCTGAAAGATATGCTTTACGCTGTCGGTCTGTCGCACAACGATATCGAAGGCACTGCAAAGCAGATACCGTCTGACGTGCTATGCGGACGTACACCGCGCTACGTCATGCAGACGCTAGGCACTGAGTGGGGGCGCGATCTTATTGGCGCTGATCTTTGGGTCAACATATGGCAGCGCCGTGTCACTGCGTTTGCTGCTGAAAACCCTGGCGCTAAATTCATCGTGGACGACCTGCGGTTTCCGAATGAACTGGAAGCCGTCAAGCAGCTAGGCGGGACACGTATCATCCTGCATCGTCCTACTGTTACCGGCATCGCAGGCCAGCACGTATCTGAATCAGCACTGCCGCACGATGACCAGGCGCATGTCGTGATTAACGATGGCGATGCGGCACAATTGCATCACCGCGTATTACACGCACTGCTACAGAAGTGAGTGAAGCAAAAGCACAGCAGGAAATCCGGCTGGCGGCAGCGTCAGTCGGTACTACTCTATTCCGTAACAATGTCGGAAGCTATCAAGACCAGTCATCCGGTCGCTGGATACAGTACGGCATCTGTAACCCTGGAGGATCAGACTTGATCGGCTGGAAGCCGGTAACGATCACGCCTGACATGGTCGGAAGCACCATAGCAGTATTCACGGCGGTCGAAGTCAAAGGACCGCACGGCAAGCCAACACCAGCACAGATAAACTTCATTGATGCCGTCACTAAGGCTGGCGGCTTCGCAGGCATTGCGCGTTCCGTCGCTGATCTGATGGCAATAGTTAATCGCTACAGCCGCAGCTGATCTAATAGTAACAATCAATCACGCACTGCAAATATTTCAGTATAGTTATTTACATACCGCAGCACTTCGCAGCGGACTAACTGGAGATTCAAACATGCACAAATACGACCCACGTTACGACATGCCGCCGCGCGTAGACCGTTTCATTAATAAGCATCCTGCGATCTTTGCGTTCATCGTTATCACTTTGGTCTGCGCTGCTATGGCAGTCATGGAGTATTTCGCATGACAACAATACTCGACAAGGAATTCAAATACACGCCATCAACTAAGACGGACATTCGTAAGACGTTCGCAAAAATACGTAAGCAGATGGCAGAGCAAGCAGCGAAGCAGCAGCCGGTTTCTAAGCTGTATCAATATAAGGGGGCAAAATGAGACACAAAGACCCAGTCTTTCAACACCGCGTTGACCACACACGTAAGGAAGCAATGCGCGTACTTCACGATGTACGGCGCGGCTACGTCAATGCAGACGACTTAGACATGCTGTCGAACTTCGTGCAGTTCTCACTGGCGCTAATGCAGATGGAAGGGCCGAAAAAGTGGGCACTGGCTAAAGTGAACGCTGAGATTATGGCGCTGCATCGTAACCAGGTTGAGGATGAGGAGGTTACGCTATGAGTGATCGTGAATTGATGCAGCAGGCGCTGGATGCGCTGGCAAAGATCGAAACCTGCTTAAACAAAGCGAATGGAGACGGGCTTCTGACAGATACGATCTGGATGACGGATCACGAAACGCTTTTCGATTTTATTGCCAATGAAAGCGAAGCCCTCCACGCACGACTCGCGCAGCAGGATGTTCCCGAAACGAACTTCGGGGAGATAGTGCCAGCCGATGAAGAGCAGTTGAAGCGCATAGCGAAGTTAGTAGAACCAGAGCCGCTTAGTTACTGGAACGCAGTTCAAGGATGGGTAGAACTACCACACGATGAACAAAGACCTTTGGCATGGCTTTATGCAGAAGGACTTGAAGCATTGAAAGCCGGTAAGTGCTGGACTGCATACGGTAAAAAGCAAGACGATGACTGCTGTATTCCAGTCTATTTAGCACCACTACGCGAGGCCACTCATGCATAAAATGACCTTTGCATCCGAAGCAGCACAACGACGCATCGAGAAAATCCAGCAGCTGCTACGCGGGGCTGACATGTCGATGCACGAAATCTGCAACGAGATACATTTAACTCCGTACTGGACGCGCAAGTATCTACAGCACCTGCACGAACAGGGACGCATTCACATAGCAAGCTATCGCTGCCAGAAGCGCAATGAATACGAATGTTTCGTGGCGCTGTATTGCTGGGGCGCTGCGACAGATGCGCAGAAGCCGACGTATGACGAACTGAGAGAACACAAGCGCCAGAAACGGATTGCAAAGCGTGACGATGTGGAAGCGCACGAACTGCATCTGAAGAAACGCCGTGCAGCACGCATCAAGCCACAGCGTGACTGGACTGCAGCCTGGATACCAACGAAGGCGGCTGTATGACCGGCGTCGAACTGGTCTGCATAGTCTGGCTAGTCGCCGTGTTTATTATGATAATTTTTCAGTGAGGGATTATGAGCAAGAACGATATTACCGGTGACAGCATCGTCACCAGGCCAGCATCAGACGCATACAGAGAAAACTACAGCAGCATCTGGCGTAAGCGGCAGATCGTTGAAGCGCAGCAGCGTGCAGAGAAATGCGAACGCTGCGGGAAGGTGCGCGGCTTCAATGGCGACCTTCATACATGTACACCTGGCGTAGCAGACCTGGGCTACGGGCTTTGCGACAAGTGTGATCCTGATAATTGCTGTCGGGGGTAGAGTGACCGCCGATAAACTCTACGCCATCCAGTCCAGCCTGCGAATGACGAATGCACGTATGGCAGAGACGCTAGGGATCACAGATCGTACCTACGCTTACTGGAAATCCGGCAGCGTTCCTATTCCGAATCCGGCAGCATTGGCGCTGCACATGCTGGAGTGTTACCGGCCAGCTGCTGCACAGATACAGGAATGGTCTAAAAAATAACGCGGCGTAACGCTGCATCAGGGGAATAAATGAGAGTTCTAATAGCCTGCGAATACAGCGGCAGGGTAAGGGATGCGTTCATCAAAGCTGGTCACGATGCAATGTCATGCGATCTGTTACCTACAGACGCACCAGGCCCACACTATCAAGGTGACGTTCGTGACGTGCTTGACTACCCTTGGGATTTGATGATTGCGCATCCGCCATGCACGGCGCTTGCAGTATCAGGCAGCAGACATTTTGCCGTAAAGAAACTGGATGGTCGCCAGCAGGTCGGCGTGTCATTCTTTATGATGCTGGCAAAGTCTGGGATACCGCGATTTGCAATCGAAAACCCTATCAGCATCATGTCGTCAATGTATCGAAAGCCTGACCAGATCATTCAGCCGTGGCAGTTCGGACATGGCGAGACAAAAGCTACCTGCCTGTGGCTGCGAAACCTGCCGCCATTAAAGCCGACCAATATTGTCGAAGGTCGTGAACAGCGTATCCATAAAATGCCGCCATCTGCTGACCGCTGGAAGCTACGGTCTGAGACATATCAAGGTATCGCTGACGCTATGGCTATGCAGTTGGGTGCAGCTAACGACAATAACCCAGCATCTGATCCGGCGGTCGTATGAATGATCCTGTATCAGACTTCAAAGACGCAATGCGGTCAGCTGGCTTCGAACCGCCTGCCGATATCCAGCCTGGCAAGTTTCACCGGTTCAGCGCCAATGGTCGCAAGACCGATACAGCCGCATTCTGCAAGATGTTCGATGACATGCGCGGCGGTATCTATGGGAACTGGCGCGAAGGCGTTACGATTGAATGGCAGGCAGTCAAGCCAGAGACGATGACACCGGCAGACCGGCAGGCACACCGCCAGGCTGTCGAACGCGCCAAAGCCGAACGCGATGCAGAGCAAGCCACACTAGCAGCTGAAGCACGCGCAAAAGCAGCTGCCATCTGGGAAGCCGCAGAGCCAGCAAACGACGATCACCCGTATTTACAGCGGAAGCAGGTCGCAGCCTACGGTCTGAAGCAGTCACGCGGCGCACTGGTCGTCCCTATGCGCGACAATTTCGGCACATTACACAGCCTGCAGTTCATCGATGCAGATGGCGTGAAGCGGTTCCTGTCCGGCGGCGCGGTCAAAGGCTGCTACATGGGCATAGGAAAGCCACAGAGCCGCATCTACATCGCTGAAGGGTACGCGACCGCAGCGACTGTCAGAGCCGCTACAGGCGATGCTGTGGCCGTTGCGTTCAATGCTGGGAACCTGGAACCGGTCGCAGTCGCACTACGCGCAAGGTTTCCAAACGCGGAAATTGTGATTGCTGCTGATAACGACAATCAAACGAACGGCAATCCAGGCATCAGCAAGGCCAATGCAGCCGCCAAAGCTGTCGGCGCTGCCGTCATCGCGCCGGAAGCTGGCGACTTCAATGATCTACTGGTGAACAGCAGCCTGGATGCCGTAGCGACTGCGTTGGCAGTCAGTAAGCCGGTCGAAGCCGCTATCGACTTCATGTCACCGCTGCCAGACTGTAACGACCGCATGAAGCCGCTGACGACGATTGAGAATCTTGCCGAAATCTGCCGCCGGTTGAACGTCACGGTCCGGTACAACGTCATCAGCAAAGAAGAAGAAATCCTAATCCCGAATTCAGCGTTCAGCGTCGATAACCGCCAGAATGCAAGCATTGCCTGGCTTGCCAGCTGGTGCGCCAGGTTCCGCATGGCATCGGACAAGCTGGGCGACTACGTCACCTATCTTGCCGATCAGAACCAGTTTAACCCTGTCGCGCAATGGATCACATCGAAGCCGTGGGACGGTGTCAGCCGCCTGCCGCAGCTGTACGCAACGATCACCAGCACTGATGAACCGCTGAAAGAAACACTCATGCGCCGCTGGATGCTGTCAGCCGTTGCTGCAGCCGTCGAGCCGGAAGGCGTGTCTGCGCATGGCGTGCTGGTGTTACAAGGAAGTCAATATTTAGGTAAAACCAAATGGTTCAAGTCCCTAGTCCCTGCCAGCCTGGGCGTGCTGCAGGACGGTATGCTGCTGAACCCGACCGACCGTGACAGCGTCAAAAAAGCGGTCGGTTTCTGGCTGGTCGAACTTGGCGAACTGGATGCGACGTTCAGAAAGTCAGACATTGCTGCCTTGAAGTCGTTCCTGACCTTAAAAAACGACATTCTGCGCCGCGCCTATGCACGCAAGGAATCGACCTACGCCAGGCGCACGGTATTCTTTGGGTCGGTCAATCCAAAGCAGTTCCTACACGATCCGACCGGTAACCGGCGCTACTGGACGATTGAAGCCACACACATCGATCACAGCCATTCAATCGACATGCAGCAGGTATGGGCAGAGGTTTACGCCATGTACCAGGCTGGCGAGGGATATTACCTGCTACCTGATGAAATGGATCGACTGAACGGTCACAATGAGGAATTCACGGTAAGCGACCCGATTACCGAGCGCATCCAGTCACGGCTAGACTGGGGTGCGCCGCAGACGATGTGGCGCTGGAAGTCTGCGACAGATTTGCTGATTAGTATCGGCATGGACCGGCCTACACAGTCGGACGTTACCAAGGCGGCGACACTGATACGGGCGTCGAATGGGGGACAGTCAAAACGCACTAATCAGGGTCGAATGCTGCTTGTACCGCCATTGGCTATTGTCCATGACGCCTAGTGTACACCTATGGTCAAGGCGTCATGCTTGTAAGTCATTGATTTATATAGCGTAGTGTCGGTCATGTACACCCATGTCGGTATATATGTATATATGTATAAATATATAGAGAGGGGTATAGCGGGGGGCATGCGTAGAAATTGCCGCCTTATAGGAAATGACTGTCACTAGGCGTCATGCGTCATGGTCTTGGCCTCAAAGTTGTATACGCTGACACATTGTAATCCGGTGTATACTAGTGACACTATCAACCACTAAGGACACGTAATGCACCCTACAGCCGACTTCATACGCGGGAAATTATTGCTGACTTCAAGCCAGATCGATTTCTACATTGACGAAATCCGTGAACACTTTGGCGTACTGACTTTTATAACCACTGAGATGATCTGCAAGTTTCTAGAACTGAATTTCAACCAGAGTACGGCGACAATGGTCGGCGTAGCGATGCGTCGTGATGCACGGGTAGTATGTAAAAGAATAGCCGAGGGACGGATCTTCGTCTTTGTCAGCTGATGGCATAATATTCACGGTTTTACTGCTGCGCTGTCTGGCGGCATCTTTTAAAGGTCGGACATGTTCACAGTCAGCGTCAAAGACGATATTAAGCAGGCATTGCGGAAGCTGGACAACTTCAGTCCAAGGCAGATACCGTTCGTCGTGGCGAAGGCGCTGACCAACACGGCGCAGAACTCAAAGAAAGACTTAATTGACGTAATGCCGCGCGTGTTCGACCGGCCTACACCGTACACGCTGAACAGCCTGTACGTGAAGCCTGCGACGAAGCAGTCCCTGGAAGCCATCGTCAAGCTGAAAGACGATACATACAAAGGCACACCGGCCAGCAAATACCTGGGACCGCAGATTTTCGGCGGTAACCGCAATATCAAGCGCTTCGAACGGCTGCTGACTGGTCGCGGCATCCTGCCTGCAGGCATGGCTGTAATGCCAGCTGCAGGCGCTGAACTCGACCAGTACGGCAACATGAAGCGCGGACAGTTCAGCAAGATACTGTCGCAGCTTCAGGCCAATACCGACTTTTACCAGAACGAGACTGCGGCATCACGAAAGCGCAAAGGCAGGAAGGTCACTTCACGTTACTTCGTTGGCGCACCAGGCGGCGGCAAGCTGCCACTGGGTATCTATGCGCGTTATGGCTTTGCGCAAGGTAGCGCTATCAAGCCGGTCATGTTGTTCGTTGAGGTTCCAAAGTATCGTAACCGGTTCGACTTCCAAGGCATTGTAGTCAGCACGATCAAGCGGAAGTTTAGCGATAACCTGACAGAAGCTATGCAGTTCGCATTGAACACGTCGCGCTGATTTCGTGCTATAAAGGCACGTTTCTATTTTTCTCAACATGTCTATGCATAAACGTGTCTGCAGCGATCAGGAGTTCATCGACCTATTCAAGAAACTGCGCAGTCCTACTGAGGTCGCAAAGCAGTTAGACATGAACGTCCGTAACGTTCACTTCAGACGACGGGCCATTGAAAGCAGATACGACATAGACCTGCGCACGTTCGACATGCGCAAACCTTCACTGAATATACCGGCAAACCAATTGCGTGCAGAACTGTCGCTGGCAGAGTGCAACATCATTGTTTTCAGTGACGCACACTACTACCCAGATATCATCAGCACTGCACACCTGGCGCTACTCGAAGTCATCAAGCAGCTGAAGCCTGCAGCCATCATTGCGAATGGCGACATATTCGACGGGGCGACTACAGGCAGGCACGCACGGATAGGCTGGGCAAAGTCACCGACAACTAAGCAGGAACTGGAAGCGGTACAGGATAGACTGGCAGAGATACAGAAGGCAGCACCAAAGGCAGCAAAGCTAATACGCACATGGGGCAATCACGATATCAGGTTCGATCAACGGCTATCGTCCAACGTTGCAGAGTATGAAGGCATCAGCGGCTTTGCACTACAGGATCACATACCAGCATGGACACCGTGCTGGTCACTGATGATCAATGGTCACACGATGATTAAGCACAGGTATCACAACGGAATACACGCGACCTATAACAACACACTGAAGGCAGGCACTAGCATCGTGACTGGTCACCTACATAGGCTGAACGTAACAGCATGGGGCGACTACACTGGCAGACGATGGGGCATAGATACAGGCACGCTGGCTGATCCTGACGGTCCACAGTTCGCCTATGCGGAGGATAACCCTAGCCCACACTGCAGCGGATTCGCAGTGCTGTCGTTCGATGAACAAGGGCTACTAGCACCGCCTGAACTATGCGAGGTCATCAGAGGTCGTGCGTACTTCAGGGGTAGCGTAGTGTATGAGCAGAGTTAGTGCTTACTACGGCAAGAACTATTCCAGAAAGGTACTCCCA